AAAATCATTTCCAGGTTTATGATTTATAGGTGGAGCGCCATGGATATATAGTCCATGGCGTTTTAATATCATCTCTGCTGCTTTCGAATAATCAAAACCAGGTATTGAGTCGATATGATGATCTGCCATTAATAATCACTCCTTTGAGTTTATTTACCAGCACGTCTATTGTTAATATCTTCCAAGAACATGTTGATATTATTAATGAGTTGATCATGAAACTCGGCATCTTTTTCATTATTCTTATCATAGTAGTCTAATGTAAGAATATTCTGGATAAAGTAATACATGAAAGTATGATCTACAATATTATTTGGATCCATATTCTTCATCTGAGTATATAAGATAAATACACAGATGAATTCGTTGATTACTACCATATCAAACTTCTTAGCAGCATGTCTATCAAGAGCTCTTTCGATAAGCTGCACATCCTGAATAATATTCTGACTTTTCTGGTATTTTACATTAAACTCCATGCAAGTTCTTTTAAACTTCTCAAGCATAATTTTTTTAACTTTAATCTTATGCTTAGCGTAAAGTTCACGCATCTCTTTAAATGTATAAGATTCAATAAATGCATCTCTAATAGCAGTGCATTTCTCTGCTTTATCTTTTTCCCCTTTAGCTGCAAATTCTTCTGCAATTTTAGGAAGTTTATTCATGAAATAAGATTTAATATCACTCCAATATTTATCTTCTTTCATTTCTTTAACACCTTTATCCATTGCTTTTCTGATATTCTTCTGATAATCATATGTAGCAACATTCATAACTTCGGAAGAAACAATTTCCTGTAATAAAGTAGATGCCATATAATTTCTTCCTTCTTTTACAAAGTTACCCATCTTAGAACTCATCTCTGCGCCGATAGTAGAATTGATCTGATTCTTAATGATTTCTGGCATAGCAGTATAATAAGAGAATTTCTCTCCTTTTTTAAATCTTTCTACTGCAACTCTGATCATCTCAAAATCTTTGATAGACAGTGTAGTATTTGCAAACATTGCGTTAGTAATATCTTTGATAGTTTCATCTTTGATTTCAACCTTTTCGATATCAATATCATCAACTTCTATAGAATCATCAGCAAGCATCTCTTCAAAACTTTGAAGTTCGTCTTCATCTTGCTCATATTCTTCTGCCATTACTGGTCTTCCTGTCACAGGATCAATAATAACAGATGCTATTGCTTCTTGTCCTTTGTGGTCCTCGGCTGCTAATTTTTTAGCTTCTTCCATCATCTTTGTAGACGGAAAGTCTTTAGTATTATCTTCAATAATTTCATTAATTTGATCTATCTGATCGTCAGTAAGATCTAAAGCACCATGCTCTTTCTCAATTTCATCTTTAGAAAAATCATCAGCGGCTTTAATCATTTTGTCATACTGTTCATTTATATTCATAATTATTATTCTCCTTTTTTATTATATTTCATATTTGGATCTTAGATCTATATAGTATTGGTGAATATATCTTGCCAAAGATTCTTTTCTAATATCACCACAAAAACCATATTTTATAATTATAGATTTTATAGTAGATATATAAATTTTCCAATCTTGCCCATGTAATGTGCTGTCTCGTATAGCATCTTGCATATTTATAGCAACTTGCAAATCATCTATAGAATCTTTTGATTTTGATAGTAATGTTATATATTCGCCATATTGGGTTTTGTTATAACCTGCATCTATATATGCACGTGCAAACATATCGCTGTTTAAATCCTTAAACGATTTTAGATCATGAAATACACATTTGCATAGATTTCTAGGTATTCGTCTATCACCTTCATCTTCTATAGACAAAGAATATTTAAAACTACAATATCCTACTGGATATAACTCATTTCCACAATAAGACTGAATAAAATAGCTATTTAGCAATACCGATAAAACTACAAAAGGTTCTTCGGCAACATATCCGATATTTTTTATAGACTTATGGACTCCGTCTGTATTTTCTACTAAATTTATAGAAGTAAGTCTTTGTATTCCTTCTTTTGATTCTATAGGCTCTATAATCATATTTGTCCTCCTTATACAAGATCTGTAAATTCAACACTAGCTAAACCTTGCAAAGCAAATTTAACTTGCGTTGTCAGTTCGGCATAGTGTTGATTAAAATAATTTACTATTTGTCGCTTAAAGAAATCTCCATTATCTAATAATATAGACTGAAGATATTTAGCAACCTGTCTATTTGGAATATATGCAAGATCAATATATGTATCAAATGGTACATCATATGCACATATATTTTGCAGAACAAATTCTAAATTAGCATGAATAATAGCTAATTTAGAATTACCGTTTTTATATAGTTTCTTGCTGTATGACGATGCATCTTTTTTCTTTGATGCTAATTCTAAAGTTTCATAAATCATATTCTTTTCTCTATTAATATAATTTACAAAGAAATTAGTAATGTAGA